AAATTTCAATTAGCACCTTATATTGATGACAAGCAAATACCTCAAGGCTTGGCTGGAAATTCGTCATATATAATTAACAGAAAAGGTGCAGAAGATATGTTAAAATTAGTTGACGTATATGGTCTGTGGCCCAATGATGCTTTAATGTGTCGGCAACTAGTGCAGGGTTTATATGTCACTAGAAAATTTTATACTCATATTCAAAATCTAAAGAGCACCACAACGCTATGAAAAACTACGTAATTACAATTATGGATAATCCCAATTCTGTAGAGGTGGCCGAAAGATGTATTTCTTCGGGACAGCGTTTTGGTATGCCCATAGAAAAGTTTGAAGCCGTAACTCCCAAATCTGATTTAACAAACCTAATGGCGAAGGAAAAAATAAAAAAAGAAGGTTTTGAAGAGCGTTGGTCACGTATGCCAGAATGTATGTCAGCATTTATGTCACACTATAGTTTGTGGAAAAAATCTGTAGAATTAAATGAAGAGATTACCATATTTGAACATGATGCTGTTATTATGGATCCTATACCATACATAAATGATTATAGAGGTTGTATCTCTTTTGGTAGACCTTCTTATGGTAGGTATAACAATCCTCCCAATCTTGGAGTCAATAGTTTAATTTCTAAACCCTACTTTCCGGGAGCTCATGCATATAGAGTCAAACCTAACATAGCACAATTGCTTATTGACGAAGCAAAGTATCATGCTCGTCCTACTGATGTATTTTTAAATGTAAACACCTTTCCATTTTTAGAAGAATATTATCCATGGCCCGTTGAAGCACATGATTCCTTTACAACTATACAAAATGAAAATGGAATTCAAGCCAAACATAATTATGTAAAATTAAAAGATAAGTATGAGATTATTTGATGTTGATACCAAAACAAATTGAAACCTACCTTGATGTGCCGGGATTTAATAATCCCAAACACTTAGATGCACTAGCAGAAACCGCAAGTAGCATTCAACCCGGATCGAGAGTATTAGAAATAGGACCTGCATTTGGTTGCTCTACTTGGGTCTTAATGACCAATCTACAAAAGGGGGTTGAGTTACATACATGTGATACATTTGGTATGAACCACCCAGCTCTTAAACAAAGACATTATAATGGTGTTATGGCAAAGCATGGGCACAATTCAGCCATATCATATGCTATGAATCTTTACCTCGAAAAAGATCACAGAACATTGTTTAATCATAATGTCAATCAACATCCAAGGCGTTATGAAGTACTTAAAGAAATTCATGCATATTCCAGCTTGGAATTATTGGCTAAAGATACTAATTGGGATATGGTCTACATTGATGGTCTACACTCATATGAAAATGTATCTGCAGAATTAAACTTTTTAAAGGATGTACCACTTCTATGCGGAGACGACTATCATCCAGCACATCCTGGTACCATGCAGGCTATTGATGAATTTGTTGTCAAGAAAAAATTAAAATTAGAGCATCACGATTTTGATACTGGTTCAGGATTTTGGAAGATTGATAATGCATAAAAAATTATTCATAACAGGATGTGATAAGAAAACAAGATGGATGTTACCTTGGTTTGAACAAAACTTTAGGAAACATAATCCCGATGCTTTGTTACATGTATATGATTTTGATAAAGAATTTTTATCCGAAAGTCATTGGTTTAAAAAACCAGCTGCTATGTTGGATGCAGCACGGCGTGCTCATAAGGTTTGTTGGCTCGATACAGATTGTCAGGTTAAGGATAATATAGAAAATATATTTGAATATACTTTACCAAATAAATTATGCATGGTAGAAGATGTTCCGTGGTCTACGCGTAGAGGTGAAACTTGGCACAACTCAGGAGTAGTTGCATTTCAAAACAGGCCTACGATACTACGAGAATGGGTAAATCAGATAAAGAATGTAACAGATACAACCAATCCTATGTTTGGAGATCAGGATGTACTTCATGATATTCTCAGACAGGAAATGAATAGGCTGATATATATTAGAGATCTTCCAAGAAAATTTAACACACTCAGATTAGATTTGCTTGATAAGTCTGCTCCCGAAAAAATTAGTATCATGCACTGGACTGGTGCAAAAGGTAAAGAATATATTAGAGAAATGATTAATGTCTAGAGTTGCTCATATTATCGGTAATGGTGATAACCATTCTTTATATAAACCCGCTAAGGGTATTAAGATTACTTGTAATCTACCACCACATGAAATTGCAAACACATATGCAAGCTGCATTGTTGATTTTAAAATGTGCCATGCCCTCACTGAAGGTTCTGTGCAGATTCCTGGAAATTGGGTTATGGGATATAGACCCAAGATTTGGTATGAACAAAACCGTGGAAACTTTAAGATGAGGTTTGGTCATAAGATCAGAGAATTCTATACTGTATTGCCTGAATATGCGGGTAACTATACAAATCTTAATTGTGGCCATTTCGCCGCGCACTATACAGCAAACAAACTGAGAGCCGACGAAATACATCTATACGGCTTCGATTCTTTGTTTGATATGAATTTAAGAAGTACCACCGATTTTATAATTAATTCAGATCGTGGAGCTACTAATAACGTGAGACTTAATGATCGTTGGCGTCCTATCTGGAAAAGCATCTTTGAAGAATTTAATAACACTCAATGGGTGCTACACCATAATCATCCCAACCTTAAATTTCCAAAAGGTGATAATGTAGAAATAAAAGTACATTGACCCCGTTGACATTTGATTTCAGATGAACTATATTAATAATATAGAAGGAGAATCAAATGAAAACTTTTCAAATCATCATCTCAGAAGAACAACTATCTCAATTACAATCTGCTTTAGCAGCAGATATCTTCTATACAGAAGAAGGTAATTATCTTATCGGTATGATCCAGGATGTTCTAGATCAAAAAGAAGAAGATATCATCAACGATTTTACATCTTAGGATAATAAATTGTTAGTCTTAGAATTCCAAACCAAAACAGCAAAGTATCGGCAGAAGGCTATTCAGCAGGCTGTCGATTTTGCTTTCTGTGAACTTATGCCTCGGATTAGAAAGCCGATTTATATAAATATTCGTACGATACGTAAGTTAGCAGAAAAGCAAGGAGTTTACGGCGACTGTATGGATGAAGGAGATCGTGAGTTTACGATCCGCATCGATGTATCTCTTCCCCTAGATGAAATGATATCAACAATTCTCCATGAGATGGTTCATGTGTGGCAATACGTCTCTAAGCGTATGGTTCAGAATTGGGTGCATGAGGTACGATTTGCAAAGCAGGTATATAGTTCTGATATGCCATATGATGATCGCCCCTGGGAAATAGAAGCGCATCGTATAGAGAAAGAATTAAAGGAAAAATGGGATGGACTTAGACGGTATTGAAAAAGCATGTATTGATATATGCGATGACAATCCTAATATGCTTATACCATGGTATTTAATGGCAGCCTATGCTTATTATGTTGAAGATGATCCAATATTGAGTGATAATAGGTTTGATCAAATGGCAAAACGTATTTTGCATGTTTGGAATGATATAACACATATGCATAAAGAGTGTCTCACTCAAGATATGTTAAAGGCAGGAACATTTATTGGAGAATACCCTTCACGAATTAAAGGAGCATTGAATGAACTCAGACACTCCTATCGATGATCCCTTTGATGGGATTGATTTGAATAACTTAGATGGATGGATTAGATATGACAGTAGTGGAATGCGCAAGAAGGATAATGGAGAAGGATTGGGAGGGGATCAAGGAGATCGACGTCAAAACTCTTGGGTACGCCTTGGTGATGGTTGACGCTGTAAAAAAAGTTAAAAAAAGTGATTTAATTTGAAAATAACCGTTGACATTTCTGGATAGATGCCCTATATTATTAATATAGGATGAAGGAGAAATAAAATGGCTTTTACTTTTGCAGATGAATTAATCTCTGATCTTCATAAAGATGCTTATGGTTTTCGTCCAGTGCAGCGTTTCTTTGATGATTGGAAATCATATTCAGACGAAGAGAAACAAGAGGTTTGGGATTCTTTGGTTCATACTATGGAGTATAATCAAAAAGAAGAAGCTCGTCATGAAGCCGATAACCTTAATAAGTTTCGTGATACGGTTCGTAAGGTAATGAAGACATGTGGTGTAGCATGGAACGACGCTATTGATTATCTTTGGGATGCCGAGGATGATACAACTGATTTTGATTATTTCCTTTGGAATTATGGTATTGGTTATAACGATCGTCGCAATATACGTAAGCTGTATGAGGAGGCTGCACAATGATGTTAAGTAGTGATCTGCAAGGTGCAATGGTTTTGCATATTATTGAGAAAGGATGGCACCAGCCATTTGTTGATGGTAAGGCCAATGAATATCAAATAGAAGAAGCCATCACACTTGGTTTATATCAAGGAGAAATTCCTCCCTTAGATCAAGATGATGTTGATGTCATAATCTCTTTAGTAAATGATTTAATCAAAAATTACGGAACGGTGTAATGAAGGAAGAAACTAATGAAAAAAAGTGTATTAACAATCCCCCTACTTGTGATGGGAATTGCAACGGCAGCTGCTGCTGATACAGTAGATCGTATCAAAGTATATGATCATACAACAACAGTTGTTACTCAAATCCCAACTACTCAGACTCGTTGTCAGAATGTAGAAGTACCAATCTATCAAGAAGTGCAGCGACAAGGCGATGCTGCAGGTGGAGCCTTGGCTGGTATGATTATTGGAGGCATCCTTGGTAAAGGTGTTTCTGGTAACGATGATGGAGCAGCTGCAGGTGCAGTGCTCGGCGGTCTTATAGGCGCTGATAAAGGCTCTAAGCCTAAGACAGAACGTCGAATAGTTGGATATGAGACTCAACGACAATGCAGTGAAGTAGTTGTATATGTCGATGATAAAGAAGAACGTTATAGCCATTCTACAATTCGCTTCTATCTAAACGGTAAGCGTTATGTGTTGGAGTTCGTTAGGTAATGGCTTGGTTATTGGTCTTTATGACATATTGGGATGGTCAGATCATGACTGTTGGTAATGGTGTATTTGAAACTCATTTAGAATGTTTTGCGGAGCGTGAAAAGCTCAGTAGTGAAGTTGGTGGTATGAATGGATACTTTCCACCCAACATGCAAGCTATATGTATGAAGATAGAGCTTCCAAAAGACCCTACATAATTATAATGGTCACGTAGCTCAACTGGATAGAGCAACTGACTTCTAATCAGTAGGTTGAGGGTTCGAGTCCTTCCGTGATCGCCAATATTATGAAATGGAAAACTATGGTTAAAAAAATTATTTGTCGCACATCTGATAATCATCTTTATGATAAAGATTTAGAAGTAATACCAAGACCAAACCCAATTGTAAATTATATGCCATCTTGGTGGAAGAAACTTAAAAAAGATATGATACCAAACTTTAAGTTTGGCAGTAGATTTAACTCTTCTATTAAGGGCTGCATTCCTTTTCAGGATACTCTTACTACTGGGTATACAATAACTGCATCTCAAGATTTTTATTTAAGGGCATGGGATAATGGCCATGACGAATTAACTTGGGAAGCTGAATATCCAATGGTTTATGATGTCTCTAGGGGATGGAGGTTAATTAGTGATCATCCTATTGCACAGGTTGGTGAGAGTTTTTCAAAACCAAAAGGAAAGTGTGTTATATTAAAATATTGCAACTTCTGGAGCTTTGAAACACCTGTAGGTTATAGTTTGCTATACACTCCTATTTTAAATAACCACACTTTACAAAATAAAGGCATACATTTTTTATCAGGTATAGTTGATCATGATCAATACAGTGGTGTTCCAGTTGAATTGCCTTTTATTTTTAATAATACTTCTGAGGAAGGTGTTGTTATAGAAAGAGACACTCCATTAGTACAGGTTATACCAATTAAAAAAGAAAACTGGCAAATGGAGTATGGAGTAAATGAACGTGAACACTGGACTCATCATTGGATGGGCATGACCGTGTTTAGGAATACATATCGTAAGTTTTATTGGAATAAAGCAAGGTATAAGTAATGCAGTTGGTATGGGAAAAAAATAGAGATCCCGAGACATGTGAGTTGTATCATATGCTATGGGATCCTGTTATTAATAGGTATGTAGCCGAGATCCACAAGGTTAAGAATACCAAACCATATCAAGTAAAGATATTAGATCGGGTACCATGGCACCGCAAATCACTTAAATCTGCTAAAAAAGATTGTGAATGGATCTACGAAAATTGTAATTAATTTTTAAGCCATTGATTTTAAACGAAAACAAAATGCACTTTTCTGCACTTTTTTTCGTGTGCCCGGGGTGAAATCTCTGAAATAATCATTATATTAATAATATAAGATGAAGGAGATCAAAATGGAAATCATCGTAAAACATATGGATCGTAACGAAGTAACAGGTGATATGGAAGGATATACATCTGTAGCTAAGGTTGATGTATCTGATTTTGTTAATCATGGTACTAATGAAATGTTAGAGTATGCATTCCGTTATACAAATAATGTAATGGGTAGCTGGTCTAAGAAGATCGGTGAGGATGCTAATGATGATGTAACAGTTCTTGTTGAGCGTGAAGATGGTTTGGGTCTTCGTTCTACATCAGTATTTGATCGCATGGAGCTTGACGGTGTTGAGTATGAAGTTGGTATGGTAGGATTCAAGGAGGTAGCATAATGTCTATTAAAGTAATGCATGAGCAAAAAGAAAATCGTCGGACTGGCAACATAGAAGGCGAGACAATTTATTTTGAATCATCAGGCTGGTGGGGTAGTGGTCCTCTCTCATTTCGCCGTAGATATGGTTCTTGGTCAATGTCTACAACATCAGGTGGTCAAAGCCAAGGCATTGATGTTCTTGATCAGATTCGTGAAATGAAAGCAATGCTAGATTATGCCGAATCAGCTATCTTAGAGTATCGTGCAGTTGAGCAAGAGTATGACGGTTTGGAGATCGTGGAGTAATGAGATATGTTGAATTCGAAGGAGAAGAATATGATGCTCGGCATGGTGGTCCTTTCGATCGCGGAGCGGCTGATTCGTATTACGGTCGTAGCTTTGATCCTCATTTTTTTATCGGCGCAACTAATACTACACCTCGTGTAGATAGATCAGGAATGTCTGATCGTCAAGTGGAAGAGTATTATAAGGGTTATGCCTATAATGAATCCACGGGAGATAAAAAGGATTGGGGATGAAGTTCGTTCATGATAACCAGCCAGATAAGGTATACTATATCACCGAGTCTTGGCATGGTGGTGGTGCTACAATGAAAGAACACTTTAACGGTTGCTTTCGTACTAAAATTGAGTTAAACTCTTTAGAGTATAAAAAAATGTTAGAAAGGTTGGCTGAGAATGGCTGGAAAGAATCTATTCACTAGTGAGTTGAAAAAAGAGCTTACAAAGTTTCGTAATGCGGAAAAGCGTAAGCAAGCTACCTTTATGAAGAAGCAGGCTCGTCAGGCTAAAGTAAAGCGTGAGGATCGTTCTATGCTTCGTAAAGAAGAGATGCACTACACAGATGCATCAAAGTACGCTAAGCAGTACTATGGTGAAACATTTTACGAAACAACGAGGTTTGATAATGACTGGGATTAGTCAATTGGAAATGAAATTACATGAGCAGGCTGATCAGATTGGTTACCTGCGTCATGAAGTAGCTAAGCTAAAGCAACAGCTTGAAAAGAGTGATGCTATTCTTAAGAATCTCTGTGAAAGGTTATATGTACAGGGATGACCGGAATTTTTTATGATACAAAGGAAATGGAAATGATTTTACAAGAACATGAGGACGGTACTATGACATATGATCGTGGCTGGATGATTCAGGAATTGCAGAAGCGTGTGTGCCGTGTAATCTTTACAAAGGTTAATGGTGAAGAGCGGGATATGCAATGCACTCTTATGGAATCAGCATTAACCACTGCTGGTGATAAACATGATCCTAAACGCCAGCGCAATGAAGATACAATTGCTGTTTGGGATACTCTAAAATGTGAATGGCGTTCATTCCGTGTAGATCGCGTAATTTCATTTACATAAATATAATCATGTTAAATATAATTTGGATACTTTTTGCGGCGGCTTCTTTCTGTGCCTTTATGATCGGTAGATCATGGAGTAATAGATTTCCACCAGAATTCATCATTGAGAATACTATAGAGTATTTAATCGCTGAAGGCTTTTTACATGCCGAACGAACCGAAGATGGTGAATGGGAAATCTCTAAAAAAGACTGATCCCCGGGTTGACTTTATTTTAAAACTGTGTTATAATAATTTATAGTATGGAGGAATGATATGGTCAGGCCAATCAAAAAGAAAAGAGTTCTTACACCAAAACAAAAAGAAGAGTTGACACTTCGCTTAGAAAAAGCACGAGCAGCTAAGGGTCCTGCTAAGAATGTCAGCGTACATGAATCCATTAGAGATCTTGCTGATGATCATCCATTATCACCTAAGAAGGTTCGTAAATGGATTAAGGATCAGCAACTAAAGCTTCGCGCCATTAAGGCTATGAAGAATTCTAATGATCGTAAAGAAAAAGCAGCATATCATGTTGAAGAAGGTTATCTGCATAATATGCAGGCCTATATTAGATCTGGTATCTGGCTTGATAATAGAGCAGGTGCTGACAGAGAACAAAAAGTAAAATTACGTTGCACACATTTGGCTTATGACAAAGATGGCAATGTAAAAAGAACATTAGGCGTCTACTATCCTGATCTAGGAAGTGAGTGGACTTTAGAAATGGAATTGGGAAATAATGCAGGAAGAAAGATTTCTAACAAAGGCAAGGTTCACAAAACTCGTAGAAAGAATCGTAAAAGAGCATAAGTCATCTTACATGGATGCGATCATACATGTCTGTGATGATGTTGATTTAGATCTAGAGGATGTTAGAAAATACATAGCCCCAGCCATAAAAGATAAGCTTGAAGCTGAGGCTATGAATTTAAATTTTTTACCAAAAGGCAACACTTTGCCGATTGACTAATACTATATAATTCTTTATAATGATATAGTGGACAATAAAATACACAAAGATATACAATTAATATACGGAGAATACATATGAGTTTTGCAGCGCTAAAACGTAACCGCACAGATCTTTCCGCTTTAGTAGAAGCAGCGGGTAATGCAGGTCCAGAAGAACAGAAGAAGCATAATGTTACTGATGATCGCTTCTGGCAACCAACTCGAGATAAAGCTGGTAATGGTTATGCTGTAATTCGTTTCCTTCCTGGAGACGCAGAAGCACCTACTCCTTGGGTGCGTTATTGGGACCACTTCTTTAAGGGTCCAACAGGTCAATGGTATGTAGAGAAATCTCTTACATCTATTGGTCAAGCCGATCCATTAGCAGAGATGAACTCTAAGCTTTGGAACCAAGACGGTTCAGAAGAAGCAAAGCGGACAGTTCGCGAACGTAAACGTAACCTACGTTATGTTGCTAATGTATTGATTATCTCAGATCCATCAGCACCAGAGAATGAAGGCAAAGTAATGCTCTATCGCTTTGGTAAAAAGATCTTTGATAAGATTATGGATACAATGCAGCCTCAGTTCCCTGACGAGAAACCTATCAATCCATTTGATATGTGGGAAGGAGCTGACTTTACATTGAAGATTCGTAAGGTAGAAGGTTATCCGAATTATGATACATCCGCCTTTAAGTCTGCATCGGCCATTCCTGGTAGTGATGAAGAACTAGAAGCAATCTATAATCAACAACATGATCTATCAGAGTGGACAGATCCTAAGAACTATAAGACATACGATGAATTGCAATCTCGTCTGGCTATGGTATTGGGCGAGTCTTCTACTCCAATGACAGCAAAGGTCATGGAGAGCCTAGATGATATTGATTCTATTCCGGGCTTTGATTCTCGTCCTGCTCCTACAGCAGCTACAGCACCCGAACCAACTATTCGTACGGCTGAGTCTTCTATGGAAGAGGATGATACAATGAGTTATTTCGCTAAACTGGCAGCGGAAGACTAAAAATCCACCTAAGAGTCTGCAGCTCTTGGAATGGTGTGTGACCCTCAGCACTTAGTGAGGTACGGGCTTCCGGTATACAGAGAAGCTAGAAAGGGAGGCACCTAGGAAGGCCTCCCTTTTGATTTAATTAACCACAAGGTCGTTTGTTACGGGTGTTATGTTTTGAGGTGAAAGTGGTGGTATATCACTTCCACCACCTGATGTAGAACCATTTACAGTATTAGTATCTCCACCATTAAAGATGTAGGTATCACCAGATTGAGTAATAGATCCACCATCAATGAGTCTTGAAACAATATCATTTACGGCGCCACGCTCTGCATAGGCTTGAGTTCCTATTCTGGTTTTTCCACCGCCACTACCTCTAAAGAACCTACTGCGAATACCTTGGAAGCCCCTGCCTGACATATTTTCTAGTCTTCTGGCACTTAGATTTTCAATAGGTAAGAATGCATCATTTGGATCTTCATTTGCCACAACATTATAATCCATTATTTGTTTATAGCTATCCCATGTAGTATAATCATCAGGATCAAATCCAGGAGCCTTTTCTGGGAATCTAAAGAAATGTTTTTCTTGAGCCCATGTCTTTAATTCTTCTGTTGACATTTTCATTAGTAATTCACAATAGGCACCCCATTCGCCTTGAGGCATACCTTGGCCACTAGTGGTTTTTATCCAATCCTTCATACCTTTTTGAATTGCTAACAATACTGCTATAGCACCTTTACCTCTATCAGCAGCAACTTTTTCCATATCAAAAGCAGCTTGAATCATAGGTGCATCAATAGAACCATCCGCTAGAGAGCTTGGAGCTACCATCATTTGTAGTGCGGCACCAGGTACTGACCCTGCAATTTTAAATGCACCAGATAATGTCTTGCCCGGTATTGATACTCCACTCATTAGAGTTCTACCAACCATATTGTTGAGAGGGTTGAATCTTCCCTTTGTAATCGTTTGGGCCTTGGCTGCTACATTTGCGGCTGTTTCTACTGCAGCTTCAACCGGATTAAGAGCAGCCACAACAGCTGTTGCCCCTACTCTGTTCTTTACTATTCTACCATAATTTCTATATCTATTTCCTCTACCTCTTTCACTATCCATATCGGTGACTCTACGGTTTGGATCAATAGACTTGGTAGGATCTGCTACGAGTGGCTTAACGGTAGTTGTATCTATATCAACCGCGGATGTAGATGGATCGGGAGAGGCTAACGCCTGGGCTTCTCTTCTAACAACCATTGCATCGGCGCCACCTGAAAGTCTAGTAACATTACCATTCTTTACACTGTAATTTTTTCCAGTAGCATCTCTAAAGGTATTTGTACCAACATTCTTTTGGAGATCTAATTTTTGCCCCTGATAATCAACTGTTACCTTTGGAATTGGTTTTGGTAAAGTTGGTGTTACTCTTGGAGCTTGAGCTGGTTGTTTAAGTGTAGGTGTAACCCTTGATACCTTAGGTGATGTGAGAGGAGCTGTGGTATTTTTTTTAATCTCCGAATTTTGGGATTGAATATCATTTAATCTTTGATTAATACTGGCAATACTTAAGGTAATTTTTTGATCTAATGGATTCAATACAGTTTCTACAGCTTCTTTGACCTCTGTCTTTTGTCTTGAATCCAATTTATCTACATAAGCTTTTATTGCTGCGGCACCTGCAGCCAAACCCAAAGCACCCTGAGCCAAAGCACCCATTGAGGGTCTGCTGGTTTCACCAGAAGATTTGTCTACTCTAGAACTTGCCTTTTGTGCCTGAAGTTTTTTATTCTGAGCCTCTAGTTGATCAAACTTGTTTCTGTCTTGACTTTTTAAAAAGGCCGTAAAGTTTTTATTGAGTCCTTCAACACCATCACCAACACGATTAATGCCTTCAAGAGTCTGGGCATTAAGTTTCTTTTGCTCTTCGAGCTTTTGGGCTAGGTTTGTTAAACTCATTTAAATACCCTGCGCAACCTTTCTTTCTTCGGCTATTCTTTTCATTTGCTCGATCAATAGATTTACATAAATTTCTCTCTCCCATGGCATCATCGATTCTATGTCGCTGAGTGAATAGTTATGGTTCTCCATTAATTGAAAATTCACTTGATAAAAATTCACTAGTGTGTCATGTGAGAGAGCTATTAAAAAAAATCCTGTAATCCCTGTAATGTATATTTATTCTCTTTTTTACATTTTTCACAAGTAAATTCTGCATCATGTTTCAATGATGGTAGATTGTTTACATATTCCAAAATCTTTTGATAGTGATCAGTGGAAAGACTATCCATAAATTGTTTAATTTCTTCTTCCGGTTCATCTTTAAATAAGAATGTATCATCTTCTGTATGAAGTGTTTGTAGGCACATCAAAGATAAGTTATAAAGAATCTCAGTATAGCTTTCACCTTCAAGAATCTTTTCTTTCTGAATAGCATCTTTGTATTTTGGAAATCCCATTACCAATTCAATATCATCATTTAATTTGATTTTTGGATTTGGAAATTCTTTTGATTCAATCTTAATAGTAGATACATCAATATCAACTGAGTTGGGATGCTCACATTCACATCTCAGCAAGATAGTACTTGTCTCACCAACTGACTTTGATCTAATCTGTAAGAACATATATTCAACATCAAAGGTTGACAAACTATTAATGTCTATGTCTTCCTCGATACATTGTTTTACTATATCAAGAATAGCCTGAGCAGCCATTAGACTATCATCAGATTCAAATGCCATAAGCAATACTTTTTCTTCACCTACATTGTAGGGTCTAAAATGAATCTTTTGTTGGAGAGAAGGTAATACTGTATTAAATTTAGGATAATTGTTTAGTTTGGGTAGAGCCATTTCAAAGCCTCATTAATTAAAAAATATTATTTACAAACCCTATAATGTTAGATCTAATTGTACTAGTCAAAGCATCTTTAAGATTTGATGGAGATACGACAAATGGAGCTTTCCAGTCAGTAAAACTTAATTGAATATTTAATTCAACTATACCATCCATCTCATTATTCAATTGTATTGCATTCATAGTTGTTGGGAATGCATCAATTAGTTTGCATTTATAGATCACAAGATCGTTTAGCTGATCATTAAGACCTAAAATAGTTTCGCCAAGTTCAAAGTCAGAAATTTTAGGAAGAGCATTACCTATACCACTTGAGAATTCTTGTCTATATCTTTGAGGCAGGCTTTTGACTTTTTTAAACTGTTCTATTTCAACATCTCTAGAATAGTCTTTTTTGTAACCCACTTCATATGTATTTGTGTTTGTCGCAAGGTTTTGCCATGTTTCAAAATATTCCCTTACACCATAATCATTAAGAACATGGAATGTCATAGATACATCTTGGATTAAAAATCCATTAGCAACACGCTCTTGTATTAAACCATAATTAAAAGTATTGGTAGTAATCTGCCTACCAGGTAACTGAACATCTCTACAAAGTATATTCATTTCCTCTGATCTAGCACCAGGGAGGCTTGGAAGCTTTACACGCCATAGGTTATTACGGGCAAGGCCACCTTTAGCACTTACTAAACTTTTAAACTGATCAACTGTACCAGCCATTAGATTTTCCTTCTTGAATCAGAATATACTTTGTTCTTACCAGCCTTTTGGAAATCAGCGGTAGGAAGAAATGTAGCAATCTCCCACTCAGGAGCTTCTACTCTGGCAAATCTACTTCTGACATGTTCATTTAAATAATGCTTTACACATGGTTTAAAGTGTTTATATTTACCGGCTCTTTTAAGTAGATTATATGAAACATTAAATTTAGTTGTCTCATCATATCTTTTGTTATTCGTAATATCTAACAGGCTATCCAAGAACTTGGCTCTTAGTATTGGCGGTAGATAATGAAGATTAAGACCCAAGAATCCCTTTTCTGCGGGACCAATAACAATCACTAAAGGAAAGCTATCATAGTAGGGCAGAGTTGATTTTAATTTTGGATCATAGAAAAACATATACATTGAACCAACGATTTGTCTATTCGACAATTGTATTGGTTCTTCTTTCATAAGAGCGTTTCTATTTACACTTCTCATAGCCGAAGCCTTACGACGAAACCATTCACGAGACTCCTGGGTTCGTGGTGTAATACCGTTGCGGAAAGCTTCCATTTCTAATTTGTAAAATAAATTTGACATACCATTATTTATCTACGTTTTTTCACTTTTAGGGGTTTTAAAGGTTTAAGAGTTCTTTTTGGTTTAGGCAGAATACCCATTGAGGATAATTCTTTCTCTGTCCAAACCTGAAATCCCCAACCTCTATCTGCTGCATAGTTTTGAGCTGCAGCCCATTTGTTCATATTCTTTATGTATGTCATTCCTTCAGAGATATACTTTTTTGTCTTGCGACCCTTAAACTCTGGTGGAGATGTTTCCTTCTCGGGTTTGATCTCAACTAAAAAAGTCTTGCCATCACTGTAGGTAATTTTGAGATCCATGAAGTAACGATGATACTTTTTGTCGACTTCATAGAAGTAGGGTATAACAACTTCTTCTGATGACCAAGAACGTATTGACGAATTTTCATCACACCACTTAAAAGCATTTCTCTCCCATAAAGATCTAAATATTACATTATCTGGATCACCTTTATACTTGCTTCTGTTCTTTACCTTATATCTTCCAGAATATGCCATAATTACCTTATAAATACTTTAAAGTTTTTTAATATTTATTAGGATAAAAACACGATGCTTAAAACAGAAGTCACAGAAGGTGGATGGTCATATAACTTTCCAATAGAAAATAATAGTGACTATAAGGCTAAAGTTCAGTTTAGAGCTATCCAAGAAAGTTATGCTGGATTGTGGGATGCTGGTGTTTCGGTAGTAAGTAGTCAAATAAGTCCAAATGTTCCAAATGAAAGTTTTTTCCCAAATAGAGATCTAGCCAAGAAAGCAGCACAACAATCTATTGATGTGCAAAAACATAAAGGTATAAACTACTCCCAAAAGTTAAGAAACAGCAAAACAAATAAAGGCTCTGTTGAATTATTTTTACCACAATCTATACAAATTGCAGATAAAATTGATTATACTCAGCCTGAATTAGGTATGCTTGGTGGAGCGGCCTTTATGGGGGCCAGAGCAGCTGCTATGGGTGCTAATGTTGGTGTAGGTACTATGATGGATGCCGGGTCTAAAATGGTAGGGCAGACACTTGGAGCTTTGTTTAATGGCAATCTTGGTAATACAGCCACTTCACTTGCTGTACAAAGAGCAGCCCAAAAAGCCAGTATGCCAGAGGTTGCAGGCGCGGTCGCATCAGCGACAGGCATTGCCGTAAATCCAAATAAAAGAAATATTTTAAATGGCATTGCTCTAAGATCATTTAGATTTACA